ATTGTCCGACCCTGACGGACCAGCGAGACTGCTGGCAGGCGGTCCGCGCCCCGGCGGCCAGATTCCCGTCAGCGACCGGCCCCCCCACCCCACGGAGTCGCATCATCGCAGCGCCTCGGCGATCTGCTCGAGGTCGGACGGCCGCCAGACGAACACCTGGATCCACGGCGGGCAGCAGGCATGCCGTCGCTCGCCGCGGCCGAGTCGGTCCTCACCCTCGTGCATTCCCCGCGGAAACTCGCCGCACGTCGCCGGCGCGTCGGTAGCGAAGGCCGACAGCAGGGCGAGCACTCGCCCCTGGTCCTCGCGCAGCCGGCCGCTCTCGGCCTTCAGCTCGGCGAACACCAGCCGCCGGTCGCGCTCGCGCAGCAGGGTCAGGTCCGGCCAGCCCTTGGCCATGGTGCCGGTGCCGGGCGTGCGCCAGCCGTGGGCGGTCTGCGCCGCCCGCCAGCCGACGTGCTCCCACCCGAAGATCTCGGCGAGCCCCTCCGTCCCCACGATCTGCCGCCGGAAGTCGAGCTCGGTCAGCTTCTTCGGCCTGGCGCCGAGCAGCTGACGTTCCCCCCGCGGAGTGGCGAAGGTCATGCCGCCCCCTTCCAACCCTGCCGCCAGTTGTAGACGTACAGGCAGGCCCGGAAGGTGATCCAGTCCTGCTCGGTCACGGCCGCCTCGTACAGGCGCGTCCCGCCGTCGGTCACGTGCAGAATGCCGTAGCGCGTGATCGCCGGCACCGCGTAGCGCTCGGCGTCGCCGACGCGGGCGATGAGCTCGGCGTTGGCGTAGGCGGCCAGCTGCAGGCGGTACTCGTCGAAGACCTTGCCGTTGGCGAAGGCAACCGACTTCGAAGTCTTCCAGTCGAGCAGCCACGTCTCGCCGGCGATGGTCGCGACCAGGTCGCACGTGCCGCCGTAGCCGAGTGTCTCGTTGATCATGAACGCCTCGACCTCGAGCGGCATGACCTGGTTCTCGTTCAGCCAGCTGCGCGCACCGGCGATGGCCGGCTCGTCGCGCGGGTCGATCGCCGGTCCTTCGCGACGCAGCACACCCTCGAGCGTCTCGTGTAGCCGGGATCCGCGCTCGCGGCTGTTGGTGCCCTCGTTGCGCGTCTTGAGCAGGAAGGCGATCGCCGCCTCGACGTTGCCCTTGGCCTTGTCGTCGACCAGGCGCTCGGCGTGGTCGAGGGCGGCAGCTGCGACCTGCCGGCGCTTCCACTCGACCAGCGCCGGCTTGTCCAGGACGCCGGTGACCGTCGTCACGCCTGGCCACGGCCCGCGGCCGTTGAAGTAGTAGAGGTTGCGGGGTGTCCGGACGACGCCGGTCGGCGCGACGAGGCTGGCCATCAGTGAACCTCCGGCGAGCAGATGTCGCACTTCCAGCCGGCGCCGACGCGGCGGTGGCCGTTTCGGTGGTTGTCGTAATCCCGGCACGGTTCGAGCCACTCGCCCGCAGCCGTCCGCGCGTCCGCGCGTGTGTGTCCCTCGTTACTCCCCTTACTTTCAGAGGAAGAGGAGTAAGTGGGGACAGAATCGGGTTTGACGAAGTTCAGGCGCACGCCGGCCACCGCGTAGCCACCCTCGACCCGCATTACCGAACCTCCCGCCTCCAACTTCTTGATGCGCATCTGTGCCGCTTCGCGGGTGATGCCCAGGGCATCGGCGACTGCCTTGGCGAAGATCGGCTTGCCCGCCTGCTCGATCACCCGGTACGTCTCGCTCTGCTCGAATGTCGCCTCGGGCGCCCAACCCGGCGCCCCCTGCCAGAGCAGCCCGTCGAAGCGCACCGGCAGCGTCGCGTCCGGCGCATCGCGCCCGGTGACGTGGATCTGGCCGAACGCCTCGCTGCGCTTTCGCTGCACCACCACGATCGTGTCGGCCGAACCGGTGATGCCGTAGGTGCCCGACACCGATGCGAGGAAGTCGTCGCGCTTCTCCTTGGCGGAGTGGTGGACGATCACCAGGGCGACCGGCAGGTCACGAAACAGCGCCTGCAGCCGATTCAGATGCTCGACGTCGACCTCGTAGGCGTTGCGCTGACGCGGGCCGCCCGGTGGTCGTACCTTGCCCAGCGTGTCGACGGCGACCATGACCGCGTCGGGGTGGCCGTCCAGCCAGCTGGCGATCTCCTCCTCCAGGCCCATGCCGATGGGCGGAGCAGCCCAGCGGACCTCGAGGCGGCCACGCGGCATGGTGCGACCGGCCAGGACGGCGCGCAGGCGATCCTGCCCACGTCGTTTGCCGTCCTCGAGCGCCAGGTACAGCACGCTGCCGGGCGACACGCGGCGGCCCAGCAGGTCGCCACCGATCGAGGCCTCGACGGCCATCTGGTAGACCAGGCAGCTCTTCCCGACTTTCGGCGGCGCAGCCAGGACGGTCGTGCCTTCGGGCAGCAAGTCGGGCACGATCCAGCGCAGCGGCGGCAGGTCCAGGGCCAACAGGTCGGCTGCGTCCATGCCCTTATCGGCCGGCTGCTCCGGATCCGGCCGCATGGCGATCGGGAAGGGCAACACGTTCGTGTCGAGCCCCAGCGCGGACTTGAAGTCCTGCCACCCCTTGCCGGCACCGCGATTGTGGAAACAATAGCCGAGCGCTTTGCCGTCGGCGTCCTCACCAACCCCGCAGTCGCCACCCTGGTCGTCGTCCGGGTGGAACGGGCATTGCTGTAGCCGGTACCAGGTGCGGCCGCTGCGCTGGCCCTCACGGAACGGAATGCCGGCATCCTCGAGCAACTTGCGCACCCAGCCGGCGGGCATGCGGCCGACCTGGACGAACGGGCGGCCAACGGTGATGGCCGGTGCGGGCGCCAGCTCGGCCAGCAGCTGCTGTGGCACTGGCAGCAACTCGGGCGGGCAGTAGGTGAGCAGTGATCGTCGATGTGGCCGTTCGGCGGTCGGATCGCCCTTGACCTTCATGGTGCCGATCAGGGCGACGATGCGCGCCGCGTTGGCGACGGTCGTGTCGATCGCCACCGTCGGCGATCCGAACTTCTTGGCCAGGTGGCCCAGCACGCCCTCGACGAGTGTCTTCGCCTTGTCGTCGTTGGGTAGCTCGATCGGGTAGAGCAACCAGTAGCCGTTGCCGCTCATGGTCGTGACTGGATCAGGCCAGCCGAGCTCGTGCAGGTAGCTGTAGATCGCCCTGGTCGTGCCCAGCGCATGCTCGCGCTCGTCCTCACTGGCGCTGATGCCGGTCGGGCGCTTCGGGTCAAGGTCGATCGGCAGCCAGCGCCGACTGACGACGTCGACGTCGGCTGTGGTCGTTCGTGCCTTCGGCAGGATCCGGTTCGCAGCTCGAGCAAGCAGGGCCGGCGCCACAGGGTTGATCGTCACGTAGATGTTCTCGCGCCCGTCGTAGCGCGCCACCGCTGCGCTCAGCTTGTCGACGTCGTCGAAGTAGCCGGAATCAGTCCCCCGCGGCCCGCCCGGAATCCGGATTTCGCGGACGTCGCCGGGCTGCCAGATCACGTCGAGGAAGCGGTCGAGGTCGCTGGGCTGGGCCTGCAGGGCCACGGTCACCGACCGTTCTCGAAGCGAGCGGACCAGCCTGCGCGGTAGGCCGCCACCAGCTTGGGGACATTGCCATTATGGCCTCGATCGCCGTGGCCTGAAACGGCATGGCCATGCGTCCGCGCGACCCGATCGCCGCGTGCCTCGAAGGCAATGCCGGGCTCTCCGCAGCGGCCACAGACTGTGAACGCATAGTGCATGTCCCAGAACTCGGGCCCAACCGCGATGAAAGAACCGTTCGAATATTCGTCTCCTTCTGGCCCACCCAACCCAACGCGAGAGGGATCAGGAAACCCATACGCGACGAATGCTGGAAAGCCAGTCGCATCCGACAACTGCATTGCCATCTTCTCGGCCTGTTCGTTCCAGCCTTCGGGCTTGACTTCGATCCAGGCATCTATTTCGGGCAGAAAGAAGTCGGGCAGGTAGTTCCCGGCCGGCAGCGCATAGCCTTCGGGCTCGTACTGCCAACGAAGCCCGAGAGCGTCGAAGAAGATCGCCCAGCGAGCCTCGAGGCGCGACCGGAAAGTCGTGCCATGCCAGTAAGTGGGAAGGGCGAAGCCCGCCGAGGCTGGCCGACGGGCTTCGCGGGTGAGCTCCACCTAGAAGGGCATATCAGGCTGCACCTGGACCTTGGCGCCTGCTGCGCGCGGCTTGACCACGGCGGTGTTGTCCGTCGGCTGTACCGGCGCCGGCTGCTGCGGCAGCGGCATGGTGTTCGGCACCGCGCCCAGGTTCTCGATCCTCGGCCAGCCCGATTCGTCGGTGCGGATCGTGGCGATCGCGCCGCGGCCGATCAGGTCGGTCTTCTCGAGGCCGGTGCCGGCCGGCGGCGTCTTGCCGAAGAGGGCGGTCAGGAAGGCATACATCTTCGAGCGTGGTCCGCTGGATGTGCTGGTCGATGCGTCGATCTCGGCGCCGGCGTTCGGTTGGCCGTCGTCGATGGCGAAGGTCCAGTCGATCAGGTCGACGTCCTGCCCGGCGCGCGGACCGCGCTGGGCGGTGACGGTGCGCGGGTCACTGATGCGGGTGAGCGTGACGTAGTAGGTGCCGTCGGCGATCTCCGACTGTGCTCCCTGGCTGACGATGATGAATGGCAAGTGACTGTTCTCCTCGGTAGCTTGCTTGCGGGCGTGGCCCATGACGACGTTTTGCTCAATCCTCGATAAGCGCCTCCGAGCCGAGCGACGCCCACTGCATCCACAGCCACTCGCGCAGGCGCACGGCCTCGCGGTGGGCCTCGGGCAGGTGGGCGACCTCGAGCGCCTCGGCCAGGCTCTTGGCCAGCTGGTAGGCGCGCATCAGCTCGTGGCCGACGGTCACGTGTGGACGGTCGGGGGACGGCCGCGCAAGTTCACGCGATTCCGTGGACAGTTTCTGTGGCGCGTGCCCGGCCGCTGCCGGTATCGTCATGCGAAGGCCTCCGTTCGTTGGTTGTTGCCCTGGTAAGCACGACCATGGTCGGAGGCCTGTTCGTCGACTACAACGGGTTTATGTACGACTTCTGTCCACGAACCTTCCACGATCTGTGCGAACGTGGGATAAGTCATGCCGTGGGCCGCGAAGAGCTCGCGCTCGCTCATTGGGCGGACCTGGCCAGCAACGACTCGAGGCGATCGAAGTACGCGCCGACCACGTAGTCGGGCCCGTCAGTCGCCCGGATGAGCAGGCAGTCGAAGTACCGGCGGCGCGCCTGCTCCCACCAGCTGGGCTCGTCATGGATAGTGACCGGCACAGGTTCCGGTTGCGGTTCGACTTCCGCCTCGTCGGTCTGGACCCGCTCGTTGGGCCGCGCATCGAAGATGCCCGCCTTGTGCAGCTCGCGCGCCGACTCGTTCCAGCCCTTGATCCGCTGGCGGTCGTGGTCGGACAGGCGGCTGGCGGTTCTCTTCGCCCCCACGCGCCGGGCGTGACCGTCAGGCAACAGCCCCGGCCGCGGTCCCTTGATGCCGTTCGCCTTCATGTAGCGGTTGAGGGCGGTCTGCAGACTGCCCTGCGTCCATCCCAGCTCCTTGGCCGCCGCGACCTGTGTGCCGAGACGTTGCACGGCCTCCCACGCGAAGGCAGCCTTGTCCAGGGCGACCTTGCGGCGCGACGCCTTCTCGATGCCGCGCTCGGGCCTGACGACCACCAGCGGTGGCAGCGACTTGATGATCGGCTGATCGACCTTCCCCAACCTGGCCACCTCCTCCTGTGTCATGCGGCTGCCGTCACGCCGGGTGAACGACGCCGGCCGCGCGGCCGGTTCGCCTAGGTCCTCCCACGCTCCGTTGGCGCGCTTCACGCGGACCATCACCAGCCCCCGCTCGCGCCATACACCGACGCGGCGGTCCCACTCGAGCTCTGATGCGCGGACGCTCACCCAGCGGTTGCCAAATGAGGACCGGCAGTCGAGCCGGTCACCGCTGCCGGCCAGCCGGATGCTGTACTTGACGCCGTCGACCACGACCGGGTCGCCGACGGCGGGCGTCACTCGGGCGTCCACGTGCCCAGCCCTGACCGCGCGTTGACGTCCGCCACGAAGCGGATCGCCTCGCGCGGGTACTCAAAAATCGGACCGAACCATTCGCGCTGGCGGCCGGCGTCACGGCCCCAGAAGGCCTGGTAGCGGAGACGCCCGGCCTCGTTGGACACGACGGCGATGTGGGCGCGGAGCGGCCGGCCCTGCTCAACCGGCGTGGCCAGCGTCGCCATGACGTCGCGGATCTCGGCCTGCAGCATGCTGTTCACCGCAGCACCAGGACGCTGTTCACCGCAGCACCAGGACGAGGAACACCCACACCACGATTGCCAGGCAGGTGGCCTCGAGAAGCACGCTGGCCCACGACAGGCGCGGCTGGTCGGCCTCGACCAGGTATGAACCGTCCGGCCAGACCACGAGCTTCCGCTCGGCCGCGCAGTGCTCGCACGGGTCACCGTGCAGGTGCGCCATGTGACGTTCGGTTGTCCTCATACCCCTCTCCTGTTGTCGATCGAGAGCGCACCGCCTGGCGTATCCGCCGCCCGCCACCCCTCCCAGAGGCTTCGCGCGGCCGTTGCGCTCAGGCGGCTTCTACGACGCTCCTTGGCGGTCGCCTTGACCCATAGCCGCGGCCGCCAGCGAGCGGCTGGGCTCTCTCTGCGGGCGAACACGCAGAACCAAGCGCAGCAGCTCGCTGGGTGCCGTGAAAGAAGGAGTGGCCGCCCGTCCCAGAGCGGCCACCCTCCGGCTGGCTGGAATGCGAGTGAGTGCGCTAACGCCCGGGTAGGCGTCGAGGCGGCTGGTCGGGCGGAAGCGGGTCATGCCGTCAGCTCCAGGGCCGGCCGATCCTCGCGGCTTATGCCGAACCGCTCACGCCAGACGCGGATGGTGGACAGAGAAATGTCGGTGCCGACGAGCTTAGAGAACGCATCCGCGATCTCCTGATCGGAATGCCGCTTGGCGACGTAGAGCTCCCTCAGCAGCTCCTCGATCTCGCGGCCGGTGCTTTGCTGCACCGCCATCTGCAGTCCGGTCTTGCGCATGTGCGATTTGTACCAATACTTGTGATTGCATGTCAACCCCTAGATTTGGGGGAATAAGCGAGGCGCGGACCCAAGCGTTGGATAGCGCCCCGCTTTTGACTGTTCAGCTCGCCCTTGGACTCCGTAGCCTCGCGCTGGTGGATGACGACGCGGAAATGCGGCGGAGGTTCGCTTATGCAATCCGAGCGGCGATGGCGGCCAAGGACTGGAAGGTGCCCGACCTGGCGCGCGCACTCGGCCGGGACCCGGGCACCGTCGATCGGTGGGCCAACGGCAGGAGCGTGCCCAACCTGTTCCAGGTCAAGCAGATCGCGGCCGTTCTCGGGGTCAAGCCTGAATTCATCTACGACCCGCCGCCAGTCCCTGACTACCCGCTCAGCGAGTACCTGGTACGCCAGGCGACGGAGCAGGGGATGGCTCATGGAGTGGCGGAGGATCGTCGACGCCGGCGTCGCGCAGGCGGCGCAGGGTCCTGACGGTCAGCCGCGCCACCGTGGCGCGGTGCTGCTCGAGGATGGCCTGGACGGTGGAGTCGGCCTGGGCACGCACGACGGCATCACCTTGTTGTGTCCGCCCGCTCATTCAGTACCGGAGGGCGCTCGGTACGCCACTTTTGGGCGGCCCAACGTCTTGCGGCACCGTGCCAACTGGCTGTCACGGCCAAGAGGGGAGTTATCCACAGAATGAGGAAGGCCTAGCGAATGGACGACCTGGTCCTGGTCTACGTCTTCTGGATCGTGGTTGGGGCGATCCTCGGCGCGGTCGTGAATGACAGCAAGGGCCGATCACCCGGCGTGGGGGCAGTGGTCGGTGGCTTACTCGGCCTCATCGGCGTGCTCATCCTGGCTGTCCAGTCGAACCTCAAGAATCAACCCCAACCGGCGCCACAGCTCTGGCCGTGCCCGAACTGCCACAGTCACATTCCGTCGTCGAGCCAGTTCTGTCCGGTCTGCGGCTTCCGGCTGGTGAACTAGGCGATCCGCCGGTAGCGCAGGGTCGAGCCGGCCACGACTCGGAGGTCGTTGGCGTTGCCGACGTTCTGGCACCAGCGCAGCCGGAACGTGCCACCGGCGGCCGCGCCGTAGCCGCCTATGAAGCGCCAGATGAACGGGCTTGTTGCGCTGTTGATCACGTGGGCGGTGAGGCCGGTCTGGACGCTGCCCTGGACGATGTCGCCGGTCGCCGCAACGATGAGGTGCCAGAACCCTCGAAAGGTCCCGTCCTCGCCTATCTCGAACTTGAAGTCGGTCGAGTTGTTACCGCCGGGGTGGTCGATGATCAGCGTCATGTCCCACTCGTACTGAGCGCCGCTGACGCCGACGAACTGTAGCTCGTCGTCGTCCTGCAGCACGGTCGACGACGCAACACTCTCTGTCGTCTGCTTGACGATGTAGGTGTAGTCCGTCGAGATGACCGTCGTGCCGCCGCCGCCGCCCCTGGCGCCGAGCAGCTGCACGCTGGCGTAAGTCGCGCCGGTCGAGATGTCCTGGCTGTCGATGATGAGCCCGAACGCACCGGGCCCGGTGGCGGCGTTGCTGTACATCGTGCCGTCGGTGGCGGCCGCGAAGGCGTACTCGCCGCGGGTCACGGCATCCTCGATCAGCACGCGGGCGAGGCCGGCGATCTGCACGGCGACCTCGTAGCCGTCGGGCGCGTCGTCCTCGACCAGCTCCGTCCCGTCGTAGTAGCCGACGACGCTGCCCAGGACCGTTGGGCTGTCCTTGGCGGCGACCGCCCTGACCCGTCCCGAGTTGGCCGCGAAGGTGAACTCGACGAGCGTGTACAGGTCGAGGTCGGCGCCGGTCGTGTTGAACGCCTTGATCACCGTCCGCTGCTCGCCGTAGGTCGAGCCGGTGCCGCCGTGCGCGGGCTGCAGGACGTTCGCCACCTGCCGCAGCAGGTCGGTCACCATCGAGTACAGGCTCATCCGCCCGTCTCCGCCCTGTAGAACACCTGGCCGGCCATGTCGGCCGGCGGTGGCTGGGTCAGGGTCGCTTCGAGCGCGCCGCTGTCGACGGTGTACTCACCCATCGTCAGGATCGCGTTGCCGACGCGCAGCTCGGGCAGGCCGTTACCGTTCCACAACGGCAGGCTGAACGTGTCGTTCGTGCCGTCAACGGCGCCGATGGCGGGCAGCCAGGGCGACAGGCCCGAGCCCGAGAACGTGATCGGCACGGCGCTGACGATGCTCGAAGCGTTCGTGTCGTGGCCGGTGTTGCCGTAGCCCCACGGCTTGTTGCCGGCGTCGTTGCAGATGAGCAGGCCCGAGCTGATGTTCCAGTTCGGCGCGAGCACGATCCAGTTGTAGCCGTCGGCCACGTCGATCAACAGGCTCGACGGGATCACGACCTCACCGCCGCTGGCGCCGACCGTGCCGACGGGCGTGTACTGGTTCTGGTCGGTGACCTCGCTGCCGGAGCTGTCGGCACCGGTATGGATGCCGACAATGACCGTGTCGGCGCCGTCGAGGAAGCCGCCCGGGCTCTCGGTGTAGCCGCTGCCGCTGGTCAGGAACGGTGCCACGGTGACTCTGACGCCCATCACGTCGCCGTCGGACAGGTCGATGGTGAAGCGGTGCCAGACGGCCCGGCTTTCGAGACCGGCAACGGCGCCGGTGCCGACGCCGCAGTCGGTATAGGAGTGGCTGATGTTGCCCTCGGGCGCCCGGCTGACGACGCCGTCGTTGGCGCCGGCCAGGCTGTTCAGGTCGAAGTCGGGGGCGATGTTCTCCCACAGCCCGGCCGCCGGTCCGAACTGGCCCGAGCCAGTCTCCTGGCTCATCTGGTAGCGCGACAACGTGATCGCGCTGCCGTCGGTCGTCGTGGCCGTGTCGACGTCATCGCCGGGGCGTGAATCGTTGAAGCTCGTGATCTTGACGTCGGCGGCGAACTCGAGGTTGAGCCGGTAGGCCTCACGGCTGACGCCCTGGGTTGTCTCGGCCAACTGCAGCACGCAGCGCGTGATACGGAACCAGGTGAAGGCCGAGTAGCCGAGGTGCGGCACCTTGATCTGGATGCGCATGCCTGCCTGGATCTCGCCGGCGAACTGGGCGGGCAGCTCGGTCGAGCAGGTGAAGCGGACGGTCTCGTTCGATGCGGCGACCAGGTACTTGTCGGCCTTGGCCGTCGCCTTGGCCGAGCTCTTGACGGTCGAGTCGTCGACGACCGTCTCGCGCCGGCGGAAGTCGGACGAGGTCGTGACGCCGGCGTCGGTATCGGTGCGCGTGACGTGGCCGCCGTCGTAGTTGTAGACGACCTTCGACCAGATCTCGCTCGGGTCCTGCTTGCGCTCGGCGCCGTCGAGGATCCAGAACACCTCGGCCTCGTCGACGTCGGCCCTTACTGTCGACAGCTTGAGGGTGCTCGACAGCGACGTCCCGGTGTGTTTGTCGTAGTACAGCTTGGCGCCAGCGCCGTAGTCGTAGATGAAGTAGTTCTTCTGGGCCGCCTCGGCGCAGTCGGACAGGACGCGCCGCGCGCCGCCCGCCTCGCGCCGGTAGTCGCTGGCGTCGAGGTTGACGGTGTTGGTGTTGGGTACGACGCCGGCGGCCACGCCGATGGCAGCGAAGTCCGACGTGGAGAGCAGCCAGCTGACGCGCGCGTAGTCGGTCTCGGCCGGCCGCTTGGCGTCCGAGCTCTCGAGCACGACCGATTCGAGCAGCGCGTTGAGGTCGAGCAGCGTCACGTCCCACGTGCGGTCGGTGTCCTGCTTCAGACGTCCGCGGTTGATCGTGCGCTCGCCGACCATGCCGGTGAAGAGGCGCGGCGTGTCGGCCCGCGCATCCTCGACCGTCACGTCTTTCCACGCGGGCACGTCGGACAGCGAGTCATCTTCGCGGTCGAAGCCGCCGCTGCCGATCTCGCCGCCGTCGGCCACCTGCTCGAGCGAGATCGTCTCGTCGCGCACGCCGAGCAGCTCGTCGCCGTCGACGACGATTTCCAGTCGGCTGGGCATCTAGGTCACGCGCGGGCGGTTGATCGACCAGAACTTCTCGGTCGCCTGGGCGACCGCCCGGCCCGAGACCGAGAACGTCGACTTGACCGACACCGGCACCGTGATCGTCGGCGTCCAGTCTTTGTTCTTGATCTTGGTCGTGTTGGCCGCCGTCTTGCGCGCCTCCTCCTTGAGGGCGCGCAGCTGCTCGACCGAGATGCCGAGCTTTGCGGCGATCTTCTCCTCGTTGAAGTTGAAGGTCCGGTTCAGGTGGCGCAGTTCGCCGGTCGTGATGCCCAGCTCGGATGCAAGGCTGGAGCGGAACGACTCGCGCAGCGCCTTCAGCGTGCCGATCGTGATGCCCAGCTTCGAGGCGATCTCGCGCTTCATGGCGGCCGTGCCGGCCTTGAAGCCGGCCGCGAGGGCATCGGACTTGGCCGACGCCCAGCGCTCGATGAAGCTCGAAATCCTCGAAGGCAGGCTGGTGATGTCGCCCGTCATCTGGCCGAGCTGGTTGGCGGCCTGCTGGTGGAAACGCTGCAGCTCCTGCTTCTGCGCTTCCGTCTGCTGCGTCTGGTTGCGCATGTAGTCGTTGAACCCGGGGCCCGGTTCCACAACCGTCGGACCCCTGAGCGTGTCGGTCGCCTTGGGCCCGCCGGGGAAGGGCGTTGTCCCACCGAATATCTGCGGGAACTGCTTCTCGAACCAGTCGCGGAGTGGCTGCATCGCGGTCAGGACCGTCGAGCCCTGCCAGAGATGCTCCCAACCCGCCTTCCATTCGGCCAGCGTCTTGGCGTTGAGCGTCTCCTGGGCGCCCTGGATATAGGTTGGCAGGCGGCCCAGCTGATCAACGGCAAGGAAGATGGTGCCCGCCAATAGTCCGCCTGCCACCACCCCGCCAGCGATGCCACCTGCGCCTTTGCCTGCGGCGCCCGGGATGCTGCCCGCCCCGTTGACCGTCGCGGCATTGATGTTGACGACGGCAGCCGTCATGCCGAGCACGCCCTTGATCAGGCCCTTGCCGAGCTCGCTGACGATGCCGCCCAGGGCGCCGCCGGTCAGCTTGTTCAGCCCCCAGCCGGTCAGCACCGCCGTCTTGAGCCAGTCGGGCATGCCGTTGAAGATGTTCCACGCCGCCTGGGCACCCTGCCCCATCAGGCTGAAGGCATTGGCGATCGTGTCCCACGGGATGCTCTTGGCCGCCTCGAAGGCCGACGACAGCAGCCCGGCCCCTTTCTGGCCGAAGTCCTTTATCGCCTGGATCACCTTCGGATCGCGCAGCTTCTCGTTGAGCCAGCGTGTGACCTCCTGAATGATCGGCAGGAAGCCGACGGCGAGTGCCTGCTGCGCGCCCTCGATCGCGTCCTGGAAGCGGCGCATGTCGGCGCCGAAGCCGGTCCCGGCAGCCTCGCCCGCCTTGCCGAACTCGGTCTCGAGCTCCTTCAGGATGATCGTCTGCGCGCCGGCCACGTCGCCGGCCTCGACCATCGCCTTGATCTGTTCCTTCTGTTGCTCGGTGAAGCTGACGCCGACCTTCGACAGCGCGGTCACGCCCTTGATCGGGTCGTTCAGCGCCTTGCCCAGCTGGATGGCCGTCGCCTGCAGGTCGACCGCTGACGCGTCGCCGCCGGCCATCGCCACGCCCATGTTGACCATTGCCTTGGTCGCGTCGGGGAAGACGTCCTTGCCGATGTTGGTGAACGTCAGCAGCATGTTCTCGCCGCTCTGGACGACCTTATCGTCGACGGTCGTCAGGTCCTCCAGCGAGGAGGCCAGGTCCTGCACCTGCTTGGCCGTGACGCCGGCCTTGCCGCCGGTCGACTCGATGACGGCCGCCGTCTGCTGGTTGGCGCGCTCGAGCTCTTCGAGCGACCGGATGCCGGCGAAGACGTTGGCCGCCACGAAGCCGGCGCCGATGACGCCGATGCGGGCGACGTTGGCGGCGGCGGTTTGCACGCCCTGCTTGGCCAGCCCGCCGATCCTGTTGAAGCCGCCCTCCAGCTTGCCCAGCGACGTGAGCGCCTTGCCGACGCCGGGCGTGAACTGGTCCTTCAGCTCGAGGCTGGCGATCAGGGCGGCGGTGTCAGCGGCGGCCACGCGGCACCCTCCGCAGCTCGCGCACGCGCTGATCCTCGGCGCGCTGCGCCATTCGGACGCGGCTACCGACGGTCATCTCAGCTATCACCTGCAGACGCCAGCGCGCCACTAGGCCGTCAGCGCGGTGGCGCCCGTCCGGGAAGTGGAAGTCGAGGATCGCTTCGACGGCTTCCGCATCGGCGTTGGCCCATCGCTCGTCGGCTGAGACGTCGATGACTCCGTCGGCGAAGTCGGCGATGAGTTGGACGCCCGGCCCACTAAAGGGACGAGGACTGCCTCCGAGTAGAGCTCGTCGGCGACGTCGGCGACCTCGATCGCCACGTCTGGCTGGCTCAACAGGTAGGCGGTGATGGCGTCGCGCTCGGGCTCGATCGGCTTGCGTTTGCCCTTGGCGTCGACTTCGACCAGCGTCCAGGCCTCCAGGCAGTGCAGCAGGTAGACCTCCTGCAGCAGCGCGAGGATCTCGGCCACGTCAGCGTTGGGCGAGGTGGCCTTCAGGATGCGGACCGACTTGACGCAGACCGACAGCTGGCGGAAGTCCAGCTTGTCGGGCAGCGTGATCTCGTCGCCCTCGGCGTGAGTGGTGGGGTCCGGGCAGATGCACCGGACCCGTACCGTTCGGCTCATAGCGTGGCCTGGGTGCAGACCACATCGGCGGTGAAGACGCCTTCGAGGTCGTCGGCGTCAAAGAAGGCGTGGCCGGTGAGGGTCACGACCGTGTTGCCGCCGCTGTCACCCTCTTCGCGCGTGTAGTAGCGCAGCGGCATGATCAGGTCCATCGAGTAGAAGATGTCCGGGTCCTCGGGCTCGATCTTGACGAGCGACGTGGCCTTGAGCTCGATGTAGCGGGTAACCGCCGAGTCGCTCATCCAGGCGTCCGACTCCGAGCCGATGCCGACGGTGTCGGACGTCTTGGCGAACATCAGCTCGACCTCGATGAGGCGGGTTGCCCGACCGTAGGCGTCGATGTCGAAGCTCTGGTCGCCGTTGGCGAAACGCTTCTGGTCGAGGTCGCCCGAGATCCGCAGCGTCACCGCATGCAGGGCATCGGTGACCTGGCCGGCGGCAAGCCCGGCCACGGAGCTGGCGATGTAGATGCCCAGGTCCTTCAGGTAGAGGATGGCGCCGTCGGGGTCGACGTCCAGACTGGTCGGCACGGCCGGGCTGTCGGGCTCGTCGGTGCTGCCCGAGCTGTTCATCGAGCCGAAGCGCCAGGTCATCGACGCCGTGAACGGGCCGAGGCCTTCGGGCCCGGCGAGCTCGAGGCTCTCGAGCAGGCCGTCGCCCAGCTGGTACCAGTCGGTCGTGACGTCGTCGCCGAACTCGTAGGTGAAGACGTCGGGCTCGTCGACCGTCTCGGATGCCGGCGCCCAGGACCAGGCCTTGGCCGTGCCGTCGCCGGGCGTTGTCGGGTCGACGGAGCCGCCGAAGATGGCCGCGAACATCAGCGGCAGGCTGTTGTACTCGACGCCTGGATCGGAGAGTGAGGCGGTCAGGTCACCCGCCCCACGGAGGGGCGCCGCGACCGGGTCGATCGAGCCGACGTCGATCTCGCGATCGGTCCAGCCGAGGTCGACCGAGGGAACGCCGGAGAAGGGATAGGCCTTGACCGCGGCGACCGGCGTGTTGAGCGCGGACTGGCGGCCGAACTGGTGCTTGCGCATCCTTGTGAAGCCGGCTACGGGACTCACGGGAATGTTCTCCTTTCGTGTGGGGCATTTGCGCGTACAGACCCGCGCTGGTCGACGTTGCCGGCGTCAATCCAAGCTCAGGCCCTCCAGCGAGAAGACGGTGGCGTAGTAGGCGCGCTGGCGATCAGGGCTGAGCCAGACCGGCACGTAACCGGGCTCGTCCTTGGTCGCCGTGATGGCGAAGAGCGTGTTGACGCCGGCGGCGTGGGCGCGGTCGAGCGTGTACTCGAGAAAGCCGTCGACGAACCCGTCGGCGGCGTCGACCGCGTCGGCCGAATCAAAGAGGCCGTGGACGACGACCAGGTCGAGTGTCGGAATCCGCCGCCGGCGGACCGGGCCGACCATCTCGATGCGCTCGTCGATCGCGTCGACGAATGCCGTCGGCGGATAGAGCGAGGCGGGCCGGCCGGGATAGGCCTGCAAGTCGACGCCGGCGCTCGCGGCATAGGCCTTGACGAGGTCGACGGCGGCATCGCGCAGGGCGCTGCGGAAGGCGTAGCGGGTCAGCGTCATGCGGCCTTGTTCCAGGCGTCGATGACGTACTGCAGGATCGGTCGCCGGCGCAGCGCCTCATCGGCCGATGCCCTGCGAAACGGTCGCGCCTTCGTGGCCGGGTGGTGGACCTTCTTCGCGAACATGATGTGGCCGCCCTTCGTCGCGAAGCGCATGGCCTTGGCCCTGCGCGGCCGCTCGTCGTGGGCGCGCGTGCCGGCGTCGATGAAGTAGGCGCTGTAATGGCCGACGACCGTGGCCTTGCGCTGCGAGGCGTTCTTGACGCGGAACGACCGCTGCAGGCGGCCGCTACGCACCGGCACGGCCCGCTTGGCCAGGTCACGTGTCTCCTCTGCCCACTCCCGGCCGATCGGCTTGAAGACGGTCTTGAGCGCCTTCAGCCGGGCGCGCAGCTCAGGCGCCCCCTTCAGCATCCTTTGGCGCCTCTGGTGGTGCGGCCGGCTTGGCGGCCTTGGCCTTCTTGGCGGGCTTGGTGCGCGCATCCTCGCGCGCCTTGATCGCGTCCTGGACGGCCTTGCTCATCGCTGCACCTCGCTAGTCGTTGGCGAACAGGCAGGCGCTGAAGCGCCCCCGCTCGCGCTTCAGGAAACGGAAGAACACCTGTGGCCAGCGGTCGGTACCGAATGCCGGCACCTCGACCATGCCGTCGGCGCCCGACACCGCGCCGGCGAAGCCGCCGTCGCCGTAGGCGATCTGACGGGCCCGTTCGGCGCAGGCCTCGACCAGGGCGGCCGGGATGGCCGGCCAGCCGCGCACGCCCTCGAGCTCCGTCTTGGACGCGTCGCGCGGGAAGCGGCCGCTGCGCAGGACGACGTGGAAGGCCGGCTCGCCGTAACCGGGTGCGTCGCTGGGCGAGCTGCCGCGCAGGTCGTAGTCGGTGCGCTCCTCGTCGCTGACGGTGAGTGTCGTGAGCTCGACGATGCCGTAGTGGCAGTGCAGGACGGCGCCGTCGATGTCGACCGGCGACGGCGACCAGGTCTCTGGGTCGTCGTCGGCAGCTGCCGGGTGACGGAAGTAGTCGCGGCCGGCGAGTTCCTCGACGAGCTCGTCGGTGGCGATGTTGAGGGCCGAGATCAGGCGCGGCGAACTGGAGTCGCGCGGCGTCGTCTCAAACAGGTCCTGGAGCTGCTGCAGCCTGGCGTAGCAGTTCTCATCTGTCTGCGTCAGCGCAGGCATGGCAGCTCCAGCGCCCTAGCGCTCGTAGGTCAGGACGACCCTGCCCGACTTGCTTGCGCCGCCGCTGGCGACGACGATCTGGATGCGGTCACGGACGACGACCGGCACGGCCGAGCCCGTCACGGCGGCACCGGTCGAGTCGGTGCCCTCGAAGGTCGGGTAGTAAGTGGCGTCAGCAGCCAGGGCGTTGACCGACAGGATGACCGTGCCGGCATCCTCCTCGGTGATGTCGACGTCGGGCGTCGTCATGGTGCCGATCTCGACGTCGATGCGTTGAAGGACGATGCCGCCGGCACGAACGGTTGCCTGGGCGTCACCCGAGCCGTCGGTGACCAGGGGAACGCTCTTGACGGCGATGCTCATTGGGCTGCCTCCGGCTCAGCTGCCGGGGCCGGTTCGGGCTCGGCAGCCGGCTCGGGCGCAGCTGCCGGCAGCGGGAACTTTGGCGTGAACGGCTTGAACAGGTGCTTGCGGCCCTTGAGCAACGGATGCCCGTCGGCGACGGTGTCGCCGACGTAAACCGTCTGGTGGCCATGGCCACCGAGCACGAACGTCGTCGTGGCCTGCCAGACCTTGAGCTGCTTCTCTGCCATCACTGGTCCTCCTTGTGGTGAGGGGACCGGGGCACGGTCCGGTCCCCTCGATTGGCCAGTGGGGCTACTTGACCTTCAGCAGGCGGAAGGCGTTCGGGAAGAGCAGCTTCGACGTGTTCCGCCAGGCGGCGTAGATCGTCGAGTTGCCGGTCGGGCGGCCGTTGGTGTCGCGGCTGTCGACGACGCGCGTCATCAGGCCGAGGCGGTCGACGATCACGAAGCCGGCCTTGAAGTCGCCGAAGAGGACGATCTCCTTGGCATCGGCGACGGTGTCGTCCATGGCCGGTGACTCGAAGGCGGGGTAGCCGCGCAGGATCTTCGACACCGGGTCGTAGATCGAGCCGGCCGTCTGACCCGCGTCGCCGAACCCGCGGGTGTACTGCAGGATGGCCAGGTTGGCCAGGAACGATGCCCGGCCCGGCCGGCGGAAGCGCGGCCCGAGGGCGGCGATCAGCGCGTCGAGGTCGTCGAGCACGTAGACGTTGTCAGTCGCCGTCTCGACGATCGACGTCGTGTCGGTGATGAGGGCAGCCACGACGCCGTCGGGGTTGCCCGAGCCATCGCCCATGACGAACTCGGTTGCCTCGAGGGTGTCCTTGGCGTCGCTGATCAGCGTGCCGAGCTCGGAGAGCAGGGCGGCCGAGCCGTAGTCCTGCAGGTACTCCATCGAGACGTCGACCGCGACATCGGCGCGGATCGGCTCGATGTCCGCCCCACCGAAGTCGGTCGGAGCTCCGTCGCTGGCGCCGGTTGTCGTGCGCTCGCCGACGTAGGCGGCCGTGACGCCGGCCGTGGTGACCGGGTGCCAGGCCTTGCCGGAGATGGTCTCGACGCGGGCCATCGCGCGCAGCGGGTTGACCGAGCCGTCGCTGGTGTTGATGAAGGTCGGGTCGATGGCGACCGGCAGGGCCTCTTCGCCGTCGGTGGCGCTGTAGCTCTGCAGGATGGCCAGCGGGCGACCGGACAGCGGCTTGCCGGAGACGCGGGCCGCGTAGGCGTCGACGTAGGCCGGGTCGCTCGTGCCGATGATGTGGCGGGCGATCTTGCCGCCCTCATCGTCACCATGCTTGGCGAGGATGTCGATCAGCTGCTCGTGGCCCTTGGCCGAGTTGCCCAGCGGGAACGACATTGCGTCGATCGCGCGCTTGGCGCCGTCCTTGAGCAGGCGCGGCAGGTCGTCGAGCGACTTGGCGCGCTGGCGGTAGGCGGCCATGTCGTAGATGTTCTCGGGCACTTTCACGACGTTGGGCGCCGAGAAGGTGCGCTCGACGCGCGGTGATTCGGCCGGCTCACCGGCGGCGTCCTTGATCACCTGCTCGCGGATCTCGAGCTGCTTGATCGTGGCGTCGACCTGGGCAAGCAGGCCGCCTTCGCCGGCGATCTCCTCGAACTCGCCGAGGGCCTCCGCCGAAAGGGGAGCTCCGGCGGCTTCGGCGTCGATGTCAGACAGGCGGGCGACGAGCTCAGCGCGGGCGCCGCGGAAGGCGTCCAGGCCGCGCAATGTCGAAAGGTCGAGCTTCATCGGGTACTCCTCAGCTGCTTGGCGAACCGGGCGTTCCACGCCGGGTCCGGCTTGGAGGCGACGAGCGGCAACGGCTGCTCCGTTGCGGCGGCTCGCTGCCGCGTCGGTTTCGGTTGCAGGCGCTGCACCGTCGCCTCGAGCGTGTCGATGCGATCGACCATTCCGGCTGCTTTGGCCGGCCTAGCGAGGAGGGTGCGCCCCTCGCCGTACCTCTCGGCCACGAGCTCCTTGGTTGTGTTGCGGCCAGCGGCGACGTCGGCCAGGAACATGTCGTAGTAGGCGTCGACCTGGCCCTGGATCTGGCCGCGCGCCGTGTCGTCGAGGGGCTCGTAGGGGTTGCCCTCGACCTTGTACTTGCCGGCGCTAACGAGCGTCGTCTTGACGCCGGCGGCCGCAGCGGCCGCGCTGATGTCCTCGTGGGCGGCGTAGACGCCGATCGAACCGACCTCGCCCGAGGGCGTGGCCACGATCTCGCTCATGTTGGCGGCCAGCCAGTAGGCGGCGGAGGCGGCCATCGTGTTGACCTGGCCGACGATCGGCTTCTTGTCGCGGCTGGCGCGCAGCTCGTTGGCGAACTCGGTCAGCCCGTCGACGGAGCCGCCGGGGCTGTCGATCTCGAACACGATCGCGCTCACCTGCGGGTCGTTCATCGCCGATCGCAGGGCTTCCTTCATGTCGTCGATCGACGTGCCGCCCGAGAAGTCGGACATCTTCGAGGCGCGCTGGCTGATAAGGCCGTACAGCGGCAGGACCGCGACCGAGCCGGCGCGGTAGCCGCCGAGCCGTGGTCCGTTCTCTGCTCGAGCAGCTGCCAGGCGGTCGGTGATCTCCTCGGCGCTGAGCATGCCGCCATCGGAGCGGAAGTGGACGAGCTCAGCCATGAAGGTCAGCACGCCAGGCAGCAATGCCCAGGGCCGGCCTTCGACGAACTTGAGGACGTGGTCGTAGCGACGGGGCGCTGAGGTCTCCACGGAGAAAGCCTGCTCAGCAGCAGGGGTGCCAGGGAAGGGGTGCCGGGTGCCTTTTTCGGGGTGCCGGGGGTGCCTTTTTAGTCGGCCACTCCCAGCCGCCGACGAATCGTGGTCGGCGAGACGTTGAGCTCGCGCGCCAGTGAGTCGTAGCCGGCCGACTGCCCTGAGGCCTCGAGCTCGGCCCGCTTGGACAGCACCTGGGCGACTGTAACGAGCGGCTCGGCGAGGGCGGCGCTGCCCTGGTCGGACGGCAGGGCCGTGGCCGGCTGCAGCTGCACCGACGGCAGGCCGGTGTGGACGAGACGGGTGTAGTCGCCCGACACGACCGCGTCGACGGCGCTGTCGGGCGTGAAGCCCTGCTGCACGAAGTTGGTGATGGTCTGGCCGTTCTTCTGTAGCACGTCGGCCTTGTCCTGGACGTCGGCCTGCAGGAACGGGATCGAGCCCTCGTCGTACCACAGCCGGCTGCCACCGGGCGCGGTGATGATGGTCTCGAGCGAGCCGCAGAAGTTGGCCCACAGGAAGCGCAGCGTCACGTCAGCGGTGGCTCGCGCGGCGGCCGTGAAGTTGCCGGCGTTGAGCGAGCTGCCCTGCAGGCCCTCGCTGAAGCCGACGACCGAAGGCAGCATGCCGGTGATGGCGGCAAGGCGCGTCTCGGCCTTGCCCTGCAGCGCGTCGAAGGTCATCTGCTGGAAGTTGCTGCCGACCGTCTCGGCCTTCATGCCGGCGTTGAAGTAGATCGTCCGGTAGGCGCGCAGCGCGCCGGTGTTCTTCTTCTCGAACGCGTCGATCCACTTCTTGGCCTTCTCGCTGTCCCAGCCCTCGGGCATCGAGATCGCGACAGCGGCCGTCGCGCCGTTCTTGAAGAAGGCCAGCTTGTGCTGCGTCGCCGCCTGGTCGGCCTGGATCTCGTGCAGCGCCGACATGATCAGCGGCATGCCGCGGTAGCGCGACAGCGGGTTGATATTGGGGTGGAAGTGGGCGACCTCCTCGGGTCCGAAGGCAACCACGTCGTTGCCGCTTGCCGCACCGCCGGGCTGGTAGCCGTAGCCGATGACTTCGGCGTCGGGGTCGAGGCCGATCACGGCCGGGTCGACGTCGGGATTGCGCGAGCCGATCACGACCGCCGTCCAGTCGGGGCGCAGGCGCTTCAGCCTCCGCGTCCGGCCGACCTCGCGCAGGGCACCGAACCAGTCACCCTCGAGGTCAGCGTCACTGATGGCGCGCAGCGCCAGGTCGACAGTCGTCTCGCCCGGTTCCGGGTGCTCGAGGACGGCCAAGGCTGGTGAGCCGAAGAGCGTGCCCTGCCGACCGCCGAACATCTGCTGCCACTGGAAGCGCGCCTGGCTGAACACCTTCCAGCGCGCCATCAGGGCGGCGAAGGCGATCGGGCTGCGGCTGAAGATGGCCGTCGTCAGGCCGGCGAACGAGACGCTCGGGTCCTCGACGTTGGCCTTCAGGCCGGCCAGGTTGGGGAAGATGGCGTTCTCGAGGCTGAGCGTCTGGAGCATCTCGTCGAGCGACAGGTTGGAGAAGGCCTGGGGCCGCGCCGGCACCAGTGCCCGGGTGAGCGCCTGCCAGCCGTTCATCGTTTGACCTCGAGCAGCAGCATGCCGGTCGCGAAACATACGACGCCGGCGGTGGCCACGCCGAGTACGGGCGCCAGCATCGCGGTCGCGGCCACGAACAGGCCGGCGCCGATGGCGCTCAGCGCAATGGCGAGCTGCTGGCGACGAGCCTTGGTCACTGGACGAACACGAACGGCTCGGAGTTGTCGACCTCGACGTTCAGCGCGCCATCGGTGATGGCGTCGTTGCGCGCCTCCCAGCTGAGCGTCGCCGCGACGGCCGTGTCGATCTTCTCGCCATCGGATGGCTTCTCGATCGTGTAGAGCTCTCCGCCGTCATCGCGGTAGCCGGTCGGGTGCATGACCGCGTTGCCGACGTGCTCGCTGAAGAGCGCGCACAGCGCATCGGTCTCCGGGCAGTGCCAGACGGCGCCGGTGTTCATGGCCTCGCGCCAGGCCCGGATGGCGTAGGCCATCTGGCGCGGCCGGCCGGTCAGCCACTCGACGACACGGTCCTTGCCGTAGCGGCCCGCCCATACCGCGACCCACTCGACCCAGAACGGCGGATCCGCATACATGCGCCAGACGTCGAACCGCTCGAAGGCCTGGTCGACCGCCGCGTCGACGAGTTCGCCCGGGATCTGGTGGCCCTTGTAGTCACCGGGTCGCCAGATGCCGAGCGGCCACTGATAGCCGGATGCGACCTCGGTGGCCACCAGCGCCGTGTGGTCGCGTGACCGGCTGCCATCGAAGCCGAGAACGACCAGGGCGCCTTTCGGCACCTTGTGCGGCTTCTTGGCGGACAGCCCATTCCAGCGGCCGAGCTCGAACGCGCGGCCGGCGCCTTCCTCGAGCTTGTTGCCGAAGAAGCGCGCAGCTTCCGCCGGCGCCTTGGTGATCATGTCGGCCGCCTCGGATTCGATGCTCTCGAGCTCGACGTGACCGCCGTTCTCGCGCAGCAGGTCGGGCTCGTAGACGGTGCGCAGGATCTTGCGCCGCTCGCGCTTGTCCGAGAACGACAGGTTCGCCGGCGGCTGGACGAAGTAGGTCCAGACGTTCGAGTGCTCGCCCGCCTTGCGCATCTTCGCCGCCTGCTCGAAGTCGACCTGCGCGACCGAATGCAGGGCCGGGTCCCAGGCGTTGGTCGTCTCGAGCGCGCGGCCGCCCATGCCGGCCAGGTTGCGGTACTGGGTCCGGGCGACCTTGGACATGCCGTTGCGATCGGTGTACAGGCCAGTCTCGCCCTGCACGACGTAGGTCGTCCGCTGGCCGAGGCGGGCCGGCGCCGAGCTGGTGACCGTTTCGATCTTGCCGCCGCGCGGTAGCCGGATGAAGTCCTCGCCCGTCTTGGGGACCAGGTCGGCGAGGCGGCCGAGCTCGATCATCGGCCGCAGTGCGTCGTAGGTGTTGTCCGTCGAGCCTTCCGACACGCCGGTGATCTGGATGAGCGGCGTCGGCCAGGGCATGCCCTTGGGCTCGCCCTCGTCGTATGGATACTCCCAGCCGCAGCGACAGCCGAAATCAGCGCAGATGTAGCCCTCGTCGCGCCCCGCCCAGCCGGCGAACAGAGCAGGGCCGGTGCCCTCGAGGCAGATCAGCGCGGCCGCCAGCGGATCCTTGCCGATCTTCTGCGGCCCCACAACCAGCCCGCGCAGCTGGTGGACGAACGCGGTCCGGAGCATCGGCCGCTCGGGTTCGAACGACGCGCTCAGCCTGACCTGGTACATCGCCACGGTCGTGGCGCGCTGGTAGCCGTAGAGCTTTAGCGGCCGCCCCCGCAGAAAGCCATCGGGCACGACGCAGTGCTGCTGGATCCAGAAGGGCACGACGCCCATCACCCGGCCGTCCATCAGTTGACGCCCATCCGGCTCTTCTCGGCAGCCCAGTCGACCATCACGCCCTTGACGGGCACCTCGGCGAGCTCCTCGTCGGGCGCCGTCTCTGCCGCGGCCGCCATCGCGAACTGGCGGGCGAGAGCCTCGATCGCCGGCGCGGATCCCTCGATGACGTAGCGCGCTCGAGCAAGCGAATCGGCGGTCAGCAGCAGCGAGTTCTGCTGGTCGCGAACCAGCTTGCGCAGCGAGCTTGCGCCCTTCTGCTCCCAGACGCGCCGGCCCTCGGCCTCGACAAGCGTCCGGACATGCAGCGCCACCTCGATCTCGGACTGGTTGCGCTCCCAGATCAGGGCCTGCGGCTTCTGCCAGTAGTCGGCCCACAGCGTGAGCTCGCGCCTGGTCGGCCGGACCAGCGGCCACTTGGGCAGTGCTCCCTCGCGCCTCGACGGCAGGACGGTCCAGCTGGCGGCGTCCCGCTGCCGGCGGAGCGCGTCGAGCTCAGGCGCCGGGCCCGGCATCAGGCGTTCCTCGAGTTCGTAAGCGCGGCGCCGCGAGCGTAGTTACACTCGCCGCAACTCGCGACCAGGCCAGCCAGCGTGCCTCCCTGTGAGTGCGGCTTCGCGTAGTCGGCCGTCGTGGCTCGTCGACCACAACCCCAGTAACACAGCGGATCGCCAGCGAGCAGCTCGCGCCGGCGACGGTCGTAGTCGGTGCCGTGGCCGCGCAGCTGGCGCGGGATCCCGCAATGGTTCCGCGTGGAAACCTTCGAGTCCTGGGCGCAGTAGCGGCCGACGGTCAGCCGCGGACAGCCCGGCCTGGCGCACACGTGGAGCTTGCGCATGTCGATCATGGCGCCGGCACCATGCGATCGACGACGACGAAGCGGTTCTGCTCGATCACCGAATCGCCGTTCCAGCGATACCAGTGGATGCCCGACTCGTCGGGCGTGTAGTCGGCGTAATAGAGGCCGGTGCTGCTGGTCTGCACATCGTCCGTCAGGTCGACGGTCGTGCCCGACGGCGTCCTCAGCGTCAGCTCGACGTCGACCGGGTCGAACAGCGTGCCCGCCGGCTTCGTCTTGAAGCCGTCGCCGTTCGTGATACGCACGACCTCGCCGACATCGATGTGGTCGGTGCTACTCATTGCCCGTACCCACGTGGCTGGCACTGTCGGCATCGCCGTCGACGGTGGCCAAGGTCGCGGCATCGGCGCCGACCGACTTCCGCGCGGCCGCCTCACCACCGACACTCGACATGGCAAATGCGTCCCCGCCGACAGTTGCCAGCGTGGAGTGCGCCGCCCCAACTGTGCCGCGGCGCCCGAACCGAACGCGACCTGCGAGGCCTGATAGCAGGGCGTACAGCGTGACGAAAACGAACTTGACGAGACCCGAACTCGTCGACAGCGTCGCCTCGAGCGCCTTGAGCACCAGCTTGACCAGCGTGGCGGTCAGCGTCAGCGCGCCGGCGAAGCTCAGGGTGACGCGCTTGCTCAGGTCGCCCGTGAGTCCGAGCGAGCCGCCCAGGTCGAGCGTGTTGCCGCTGGTGATGTGGGCAGTCAGGTCGCCGGCGAGGTCGAGCAGGCCCGCCAGGTAGATCTGGGCCTGTTTGCGGACCGCGCCGGCGGTCGCCAACGTTGCGAGCAGGACCTTGCTGGTCAGTCGTATCAGTGAGCCCGAAGTGGCCAACGTGCCGGTCAGCGTCTTCGCGACTTGGGCCCGCACGGCGCCGGCACTGGTCAACGCTCCCGAGAGCCGGGTCGTAGCCGCCTGCCGGATAGCGCCGGCGGTAGTCAGTGTCGCTGCCTGGTTCGTCTGCGCGCGCTTGATCAACGAGCCGACTGTCGTCAGGGTTCCGCTCAGCACCTTGTTGACTCGATCGGTGATGGCACCTGATGTCGTAAGCGTTCCGACGAGGAACCGCGAGGCTACGAGGCGCAGGGATCCGGAGCTCCCCAGACTGCCGGCGAGGCGCTTGAGCACCAGCTGCGTAATAGCGCCGGTGTCGCTCAACGTCCCACCCAGCGCCAAGGCGAATCGGATGGTAAGGGCGCCCGTCGTTGTGAGCGTCCCGCTCAGGCGCTTCTGGGCTTGATTGGCAACCGCGCCGGCCGTGCTGAGCGTACCGGTGAACAACCGGCTCACGAGCTTGCTCAGAGAGCCTGCCGTTGTCAGCGAGCCGCTCAGCACCTGCTCGACCAGGTTCATGATCGAGCCGCTCGAGGTGAGCGTGCCGGTCAACGTGAGCACCGCGACCTTGACGTTGGTCACGGCGCTCGACGTCGCCAGCGTGCCAACCAGGTAGATCAGCGCGTTCTTGACCAGCGTCCCTGCGCTGGCAAGGGTCCCGGCGAGGAAGGTTTCCACGAGGAACGCCAGGCTGCCTGTGCTCGCTTGCGAGCCCGCCAGTCGTTTCTGCCCTTGGTTGACGGTGGCGCCGGCGCTGCTGAATGTCCCTGCAACCGGCTTGTTCGCCTGGTTGGCATCAGCACCTGACATCGACAGCGTCCCGGCCACCGACTGGCTGACGAACTTCACCAGCAAGCCGGCAGTCGTCAGTGTGGCCAGCAGGACTTTGAGAACCAGGAAGACGATGGTTGCGGAGGTCGTGAGAGTGCCGGCGAGGAGCTTCTTGGCCAGCAGCACCAGCGAGCCGGTCGAGGTCAGCGTTCCGGCCAGTGGCTTGTTGCCCTGGTTGCGCGGCGTCCCCGAGCTGCTCAGCGTCCCGGTCAGGAACTTGTTGACTCGCTTGACCAGTGCGCCAGCTGAGGCCAGAGTGCCCGCGAGTACCTGGTTGTCGCGCTTGACCAGCAGTCCCGAACTCGCGAGCGTTCCGTCGAGGCTGAGCGTGTACAGGATCGACGACGAGCGCCCACCGGGCAACAGCCTCGACTGGGCAGGGAATGAGCGACCAAAGATAGGCATCGACTACCAGCGACTGGCGCGCACGACGGCTTGAAGGACTGCCAACGGGGCCATAAAGCCCCCGGGACGGTCGGTTGTGGCGGCGGTATAGGTCACGATGAAGTCGAAGGTGTCGATGAACCACGTGATCGTGTCCGCGCTCATCGAGGTCGTGCGGACAAAGTTGAACTCGACACGCGCGTCATCCCACTGAGCCTTAGAAGCGCCGGTGTTGACGTAGCCAAAGCTGACGGCCGCGTTGTTGCCGTAGGTGGTACGGAAGGCGTTGTCGGCGCCGACGCTCTGATAGGTGCCGCCTGAATTCGCAGCTGCCAGCACGACGCCCGCGCTTGTGCGCACGCGCACGTTCCAGGTCATACCGTCATCGCTGCGGCCGGACTGCTTATGTCGGAGCTGGAACGTGGCGGCAGTCACCGGCGCTATGGCGCTCGATGCGGTGATCGTGGCCCCGGAGGCGCCCACGCCAACCCACGTCGCGCCGTAGACAACGGAATTCAGCCCTGTGCTGCCCTGGGCGTTGCTTGTCCAGGCGCCGGTCGGGTCGGTGGCGCGGTAGTAAAGCGTTCCAGCAAATCCAAGCGCGACCCAGAAACCATTGCCATAAGCGACGCCATAGAAGCCGCTGGTGCCCTGGGCGTTGCTTGTCCAGGCGCCGGTCGGGTCGGTGGCGTAGTAGAGACGGTTGGCGTTCGTGCCCTTTTTGCCGACCGCCACCCAATAGCCGTTGCCATACGCGACTGACGCGAACAAATCCTGCGCATTGCTGGTCCACGCGCCGGTGGGGTCGGTGGCTTTGTAATACAGGTTTGATGTGCTGCCGGTGGCATCGCCGACCGCCACCCAATAGCCGTTGCCATACGCGACTGACGCGAACGCGACAGAGCCCTGCGCATTGCTGGTCCACGCGCCGGTGGGGTCAGTGGCGCGGTAGCGCAGAACACCAGAACTGCCGACGGCCACCCAATAGCCGTTGCCATACGCGACACTGTTGAATTGGGTGCCCCCCTGAGTGTTGCTCGTCCATGCGCCGGTGGGGTCGGTCGTATACAGAACGGCCCCATTTGCACCGACCGCGACCCAGTATGTGCCGTCGAAGGCGACCCCTCTGAGCGTCTCTGAACCCTGTGGGTTGCTCGTCCAGCTGAGGCCGTCGGAGCTCCAATAAAGCGCACCAGACGCTCCCACGGCGACATATTTCCCGTTACCGAACGCAACAGCATTCAGATCCGCCGCACCGTTGGTGGTGGACAGCCAGGACGCCAGGCTCGGGTCCTGCGGCGTATAGGCATCGACCAGATCGCCCGGCGAGTTGCTCAGTCCGAAAGACAGATCGGCCTCGCCCGTCCGCTTGACGCCAGTGCTGTCGGCGGCGGCTATCCCTTCGTCGACCTCGCCAAAGATGGGCGTGCCCGCACCGGTCTCCTTGGCCCACGTGCCGATCGAGACATCCGCGTCGGCAGCTGGTGTCCACGTGGCCACATCAGGCCCCGGTGTAGGCGGTGGTGGTCCGGTCGGGACCGGTGTCGGGCAGTTGCCCTGCCTCTGCTGACCCGGCGGGCATTTCTGTGAAGCAGCATTGGAGCTGTCCTTCGCCGGCCCGATTGAAGCCCGCGAACTCGCCGCAGTCCACGACTCCGTTCCGGTCCCATGCTGGCCGGACGATGGCGAGATAGCGAGGGTCGGCGTGAACAGCGTCCCAAGAGCCAAGCTCGCGGCGAAGGCCGCAGACAAAATGGCGGCCGGGAACCGTGTCGATCTCAAGGAACGGGCACTCCTTTCCCTCGATGTAGCAGCAGTGATCGGCGCAGTTGCCATGGCACGCGCGACCCGCAACAACCGTGCCGTCTAGCACCTGCTGACGCGCATCAGCGCCCGCGCGTCGACAGCATTGGCCGCCGTGCAGCGGATCACGAAGCCCTCGGCGAGCGCCGAGTCGTACTCGTCGCCGAGCGGAATCTGGTAGATGAGGCCCGCCTGCGGGTGGATGAATAGCGGCTCCAGGACGGTGATCGTCGTCGGCTCGGACGACCACGCCCGGCCAGCAGTGAAGCCAGCCGTGAGAACCCGGCCCGAGGCCTGCACGACCGTCTCCGACGTCGAGTTGGTGCCGGGCGAGTTCGTCGCCCATGTGCAGTAGCCGAGCTCGATGAGCACCGGCTCGTTCGTCGGCGACGTGCCCTGGAACATGATCGAAGCCGCCTTGAGGATCAGCCCGGAGTTGGCGTGTGCCTTTACCCCGAGGATCGTCTTGACGGTGCTGAAGTTGACGTCGGCACTCGTGTACGCGACGTAGATGGGTGCGCCCACGGCTCAGCCGCCGGCGCTTGCGGTCATGTCGTAGGTCGTCTGCAATCCGTCGCCGTTGGCGCCGACCAGGTTGATCGCGCTGAACTTCGAGCGGTCCCACAGCGTGCCCGCGGAGCTGGCCGAGAACAGGCCATGCTCGGTCACAGCGGGCGTACCCGAGTCGAGCGTGTTCGTGCCGACGGAGCGGTAGATATTGGCCGAGGCGCCCTCGGTCTGGCTGCCTGTCGCGCGGGTGCTGTCAGGGTTGTACTCGGTGGTGAGCTCGGTGCCCAGGGCAGTGTCACCGTTGGCCTCGGCGCCGGTACCGGTGCCGATGCCGTGGTACTTGAAGTTCTCGAGCTCGGTCAGGTTCTGGAAGGCATCGACGAGGAAGTTGACACCGGCGGTCGTGATGACCTTGCGGCTGACTACGCCGTAGTCCTCGACGACCAGCTCCTCGCGCGGGATGAGGCCCTGCTGGAACAGGCCGAGGCCGCGGACGACCCGCGCCCGCAGCGCGGACTCGAACACGACCGACCGAGCAAGGATGTCGCGCAGCTCGTCGGCCAGCTCGGCCGGCAGGAGCGGGATGGCCCGGCTGATAACCAGGCCGAGCGCCGTCTTCGGATCGCCGGCCGCCTGGCGGACGATGCGCGTCTCGCGGGACGGGCGCAGGACTTCGGGAACGGCGAGCGCCAGGCTCACTCTGAGGCCTCCTTCTTGTTGACGTCGCCCTCGGCCTTGAGGCCACCGGCGAGGCCGATCTGGACGATGCGCCGCGTCTCGGGCGAGAGGTTCGCCGTCGCTGCGCGGACTTCCTGCTCCCGCTGGACCGCCACCTGTGCCTGGCGGATTTCGGTGCGCTGTGCGGCGAGGCCCGCAGCTACAGCGGCGAGCTCCTCATCCGTCATGTCGCTCAGTGACTTGGTCACGGTTGCTCCTTCTGGCTGCTACTTGGTGGGTTCTGTTGGCGGCGGAATGGACGGTGGCCCGGCCTGCGTGTTGACGCCGAGCTGCACCTGGCGCTCGGTGCTGCGCGCGGTCCGGGTCGAGTTCTCCTGGACGAACAGGAAGGTCAGCGCGGATCCGATGAAACCGCCGATGAGCAGCTGCATCGACTGCGCCGAGGCATCGAGGCGGGTGAAGTAGATGAGGACGAACCCGCCCACGACGACCGCGAAGGCCGTCAGGTAGGTGAAGATCGCCTTGACGATGTCGACATTCACTCGTCGTCCTCCGGCTCGTCGTCGCCCGGGTCATCACCGACAGGCAGGCCGGGCTCGACCACGCCCTCGTCTGCGCCGTCTTCGTCGGGGTCCTGCTCGTTCTTGGCGAGCTCGGTGTCGTCGGTCATGGCAGGGCTCCTATCTCGTCGAGCAGTGGCTTGGCGTTGTCGAGCGCCATCTGGCGCGTGGTCATGTCGCTGTTCTCGTCGCCGGCGATGGCCAGCTGGACATCCAGCTCGCCCTCGAGGCGGGCGCGCTTCTGGTCAGATGTCTCGGCGATGCGGATCGCGCTCCAGACGCCGACACCCTTGCCAATGGCGTGCGTTGCACCAGCCGGTCCGACGCGCAGGCGCTCCATGAAGCCCTTGGCGTGGCGCCAGGCGATGCGCTGCGGGCCGTTCGGCACTGGGTAGGACTTCGGCCGGCCGTCCTGCAGGCCCTCGCTGAACAGGACCGAGCGGTTGCCACCGAAGGCCGGGTCGTTTGCGATCGGGTCGGACAGCATGGCGGCATGGTTGCCGTTGAAGTTGCGATCGCCGCTGATCTGGCGGAGGTTGTTGTTGATGTAGCCGTAGTAGCCCCCGACGTCGAGCACATAGCCGGTCGTCAGCTGCTGCCAGGCGGTGGATAGCGACTCGCCGTAGTAGCGCTTGGCGGTCGCATCACGTGGCACGCCGAGGGCAGCGAGGGCAGTCTCGTGCTCGGCGCTGGACAGGCCGCGCGGGTTGCCCTGACTGTCACGCGGGTCGCCGGCCGCCTTGCGGAAGTCGAGCATCGTCGGCGCGACGACTGAGGCGTCGAGACCCAGCCCGATGTGGGCGCCGGCCGAGCCCGACGCGCAGCTGCAGTTGCGGCTGCCCTCGAGCACCGACCGGGCCGGGCCCTGCTGCGGGCGGTACTGGACGTTGTGCTTGTTGACGAGCTGCGGGTAGACGCGGCTCATGGCTGGCACCTGGCGCATTCACGCTTGGCCTTCGCAGCAGCCTCGGCGCGGGAGTTGTAAGCGTCCCTGTCGCCAGCGGAATCGAGATTGCACCCCTCGGCCGTGAGCGTCACGCCCGCATCCGTCCGCTCGGCGACGTGAAGCGTGCGCCTAGTGCCGGCCACGATGTAGACCTTCACGTCAGCCCCTCCCGGTCGAAGCGGGCGGCCAGCAGCTCGACGCGCGTCTGGAAGGCGGCCTCTTCAATCTGGCGATCGGTCGGCTCCGGCATCGAGGACGGGCCGAGCGCGTGCAGGAAGTCGGCGATCGTCGCCTCTTGGATGAGCCGCCGCTCGCGCTCCGACAACGGCTCGAGGTTGTAGTCACCGCGGTGGTCGACGATGCTCATGGCCGCCACTTCCGACGCTCCTTGCGCCACAGCAGCGCGTCGTCGATCACGCCGACCATGAGGACGACGACGGCAGCGGCGATCACGAGCGCTCCCCATGGGCGGCCGAGGGAGTAGCCGAGGAGGGCAGCGGCGATGTAGACGCCGATGATGAGCGCGGCGGCCGAGCAGCGGAGATCCCGCGTAACGAGGCGGGCCAGGAATAGAGCCTCCTCGTTGCGCTGTCGGTACACCCATGCGATGTAGGCGCCAGAGGCGACAGCCGCAACGGCCACCGCAATGCAGACCACGGTGACGAGGAGCGTGACGAGCGCGGTGAAGTCATCCCAGCTCACTTCGCCGGCCGCGGCGCGTGGCCGGCCTCACGCACGATGCGCTGGGCGCGGACAGCTGCCTCAGCGGTGAACACAACATCCACCAGCTTGCCGACACGACGCGCCTGTTCCTCGAGCCGGCGCTTGGCCCGCTGCAGGTCGGGATCCTCGGCGTGTCCACTGCTGCTTGACGCCATCGACCAGACCGTCATCCGTCAGAACCGCCATTCGCCCTAGCCCCGACGACCACGCGCCAGGCCTTCTCGGCCGCTTCGGGACCAAGGACGCGCAGCAGCTGCGCCGCCTCTTCGGGCGTCATGGTGGCGACCTTCTCGGCGGCCGTCGCGACACGCTCGGTGTTGCCGAGCGCCTTCAGCGCGACTTCCTTCCAGTCGTCGCGGTCCTTGAGCGTCTGCACGTAGACGGAGTTCGGCACCCACGTCTTGACCAGCCACGCGGTGAAGCTGCCGAGCGCTGCGAGCGCGGCGGTGAGCCAGACGACCAGCGGATCCAAGCACGATCAGGAGGCGCGGCCGGGCGAGCTGGTCACTCTCAGCTCGCCCGCCTGAATGCCGCGCCCTGTCGTCCGCCGAGGGGGAGGAAGCGAACGAACAAGTCCGTGACGGGGCCCATCGGCCCGGCAGTATGCCGAGCGTTACGACCCTTGCAAGCCCATTGCTGGTGCCCTCACTCGTGAACTTGGTACGTTTTCTCTATAAAGCACCACGGCCACCGCGGCGCCCAGATGTTTGACACCGAGCCGTCGGCGAAGGTTCGTGGACGTGTTGCGCGCTGTCTGCTCCGCCACGCCAAGAGCCTGGGCGGCAGCCTTCATTCCGTCGCAGGTGACGTATGTGGCCAGGAAGCGAGCCTCGGCCTTGCTCAACCCCGCGGCGCGCCCGGCCCACATGACGTGCTCTCGCAGCTGCTCGTTCACTGCGCGCCCTTCGGCCTGACCCACAACCGGAACGGCTGGCCGGGTCGACCGCCCTGCGGCGTTGCCTTCTTAGCGCGCCGGCGGCTGGCGTCGCGGCGATGCTGCTCCCAGTCGGCGACGGTGCCAGACCAGGCGCAGATGCAGGTGATCGGGGCGGTCGAGCTGGGCTTAAAGTGGTCGAAGTGGACGGCGTCGACAACGTGGTTCACGGCGGAGGCAGGCTCCGCCGTCCCTTGCCCAAGTTGCAGTCACGACACGATGCGACCAGGTTGGACTCGTCGTCTGTCCCGCCATCGGCGACCGACTGAACGTGGTCGACGTGCAACGTGACCTCCGGCGTGCCGCGGCCGCAATAGCGACACCGGAATCCGTCGCGTTCGAGAATGCGGAAACGCAGGTCGACCGGCATCGGTGGGCGAGCGGCGCGCTGTGGCTTGTCGCGCGCCATGAACCAGCGCGTGACGCCGTCGTCGCACTCGGCCTCGATGTACCACCGCTCGCCTGTCGAGTCATGCAGTACCTGGTCACGCAGAGCAGCAGGGTTGCGAACCTTCTCCGCGGCCTTCGCGGTACGGGCGTAGCGGTACACCCGTTTGCCGCCCGGCATGGTCATGCTGACCTGGTAAAGCCCGTCGCTCTTGCGTCGGCTGATCGACCCCTCGCCGTGTGTCCCCATGGTCAGCATTCTGGACCCCTCCAAGCAACCGTTCGACACTCGCTCGGCGAATGCGGACCGTCCGTCCGAGCTCGGGCACGCGCTCGAGGCGCCCGTCGCGCGTCATCGCGTACACCGTGCTCAACGGCACCGCGAGTAGCTCCGACGCCTCCGCCGGCGTGCAGGCCCGATTCACCAGCCGGCCTCATCCATGTCGCCATCGACGTTGGGCAGGCCGATCCGCTCGTCGTCCCACGGCA